GATTTTGGCGTTTACGAGCGTTCTCACCATTACGAGCAAGAATCTCTTGTTGTTCGTGAATCAAGTCCGCAATGCTTACTAATTCATTCGGAGCTTCGGGATATTGAGGTTGTTCCGCTGCGTATTTCTTTTTCTGATCCGCAATTTGACCGATTGTTCTTCGCTCGTTGTATAGCTGCTCTTCTTTACGGTCTAGCTCCCACAATTTCTCACCTACTCCAATGATTTGAAGAAGCGTGTTCGCTTTGTCCTTTGCACTTGATTCGATGAATTTTGGTAAATCCAAAGCAAGTTCTTCCACGAATGAATCAAGAAGTTGTTGACCTGCTTTTTGTCCACTTGGATCCGTAACTTTCAAATCTGAATTCTTGCCCTTGCGTTCCACGATTAGTCCGTTTGACAATTCCACTCGAAGTGTTGGTGGATTCATGGATCCGTCACGAGCTGGTTTGCTTGGCTTGTATTTATTGCCACCCAATGCCCAAGCAATGGCATCGAGGACACTTGTTTTTCCTTGATTGTTGTTTCCGCCTAGAATCGTGAGTCCTTGTGCTGTGGGTTCGATAGAGACAGCCTTGACACGTTTCACGTTCTCGATTTCTAGTTTGTTGATTTTAACTGTCATTTTTAAACTCCTTTATCAAAAATTTCTATTTCATCACTAACTTCAACATGCTTTAACGCAAAATTAAGAAGTTCGGTAGTGATGTCATTTTGAGTATGTCCAGTTACGAGTGATAATTTAACAATTTCTTCATAAGTTTCTCTTTCCACTCTTATTCTTGGGTATCGTTCATTATGAGATATCGGCAATATAACTTTCTTTTTAAAAACAATTTTTTCTTCCATGGTTTTTTACTCCTTAATTTGCTTTTTCGCAGTTATTTTTTTATAATTTAATTGGTTTTAGGTCGATGATTGTTTTCATCGGCTTTTTTGTTTTCCATGTATCTTGAAAATCAGGTTCGATATATTGTTCGCTTCTAATTAGGTTCACTTTTGATTCGTGTTGTTCAACCGCCTTTCCAACAAGCGACACCACCAATGTCACTATCAGTAAGTACGCACTAACGCAACCGAACGTGATTCCTAACCACTTTAAATACCAAGCTAGGAACTTTTTGAATGGTACTGTGTTCTTTAATCTTCGTTCTGTTCTCATGCTAACCTCCTTTCAAATTCTGTTCTTGTCATCTTAGTTCCATATCGATTCGCCCAATTGATTCCTTCAAGCTCGAGGAATCTTTCGAACAATTCGATGTTGATGTTCACATCGTTTCGTGAGATTCGTACATAAGCATCAGCGTACTCGCTCGCTTTGATTCGGTTCACGATTGTCTTCCACTTGGATTCCGTGTTGTATCTTGGATACATTTCTTGGAATTCTTTTTTAGAAATGATTTTTCGCATTTTGTTTTCTCCTTTCATGTTTTTCATATTGTTACCATCTATTTTCAGACTTATAATGTGTCTGAAAGGAGGTGTTTTAGATGCAAATTAATAAGCAAGATATAATTGATATGTTTTACAAAAATTATTTAGAGCAATTCAACAATGATAAATCTTTCGAAAATCAAATTAAACAGCTTTTGACTGCTGAAAGTTTAATCGAAAATCCTAGTCAAGTAATTTCCGATTTGTTAGAATCAACTTCTAAATTAACAGCTGTATATACAGCTTCTGCTCTTATCGAAACTATGATTGACTTAAATTTAATTGTTTCTGAGAATCAATAATCTTCACTTCGCCAATATCAACGTTTCCAGATTTTATTTTGGAGCTATCAATAACGATTCCTTCATTTGTAAATCTGAATGAAATATCAATTGTGACATCTACCCTTTGGTTAGGTGTCTTTTTTTCTGTTTCCATTCCACTTCCTCCTTTCTGGTTGAAAATGTTTATCTTTTTTCAACTTTTAGTTCAAAAAAAATGAACTTACTTCTTCGCCGTACTTATTAATAATAGTACGAACTTCTTCCATCGTGAAATCAGCTCCAGTCCCGTTAAGTCTATGACTAAGCGTAGCTGACGTTACTCCTAGTAAGTCTTGTAAATCTTGTCGTTTGACATCGTTAACGATCATCCATGCAATAAATTCTTTATAAGGCGGTCTTTTTCGTTGTGACATTGAATCACCTCCTTCAAAAATGTTTATCTTTTTTCAACCTTATGAACACAATATACACTAAACTTTTTTAGATGTCAACAACAAAATTGAAAAAAAATAAACTTTTTTATTATTTTAGTTGTTTCTTGTTGAAATTAAAGGTATAATTCACTTATAAATAATAAAGAAAGGTGATGTTCGGCATGTCGTTTGCAAGCAAAATCAAAGATATAAGATTAAAATATAATTTAAATCAAGAAGAATTTGCCAACAGAATTAATAATTACTCAAGCCTTAAAGATTCTCCAACAAACTTCAATAAAACAAATGTTTCAAAATGGGAGAATGGTAAAGTTGAGCCAAGAATGGATACTGTACGTTTAATTGCTTCAACTTTCGAAGTATCTCCTAACTATTTAATAGGTATGTCTGATGAACCTTATTTCAAAAATCAATCTAAGGAAGAAAAGGATATTCAAAAAGATTTACAAAAGATGATTGAACAATTAGAAAATGGATTGTATTCAAAAGAAACTGCTGAGTACTCTGAGGAAACAAGAGAATTAATTATCGCTTCTTTAGAACAGGCGGTTAAAATAGCAAGAATGGAAGCTAAGATTAAATTTACACCAAATAAATATAAGAAAGGATAGGAGTTGTAAGTATTGGGGATTGAAAATAAAGTATTATCTTTAGTTCGTAAATTCGGAACTAGCAATCCGTACAAGATTGCAAAGGAATTGGATATAAACTTACTAGAAGCCAACCTGGGAGAGGTTAAAGGCTACTTTACTAAGATTAGAAGAATTAAATTTATCTTTATTAATGAGAATTTATCGAAAAATGAAAAATTATTCACCATGGCTCACGAGCTTGGCCACGCTGTATTACATTACAACACAAGTACGCCACATCTTTTGAGCATGAAGTATCGTTACACATCCAAAATAGAATCGGAAGCGGACGAATTCGCAACGGTTCTTGCAGATCTATATTTAAAAGAATCTATGGAGATGTATTAGATTTTGGTGTGAAGGGAAATGAGAGAATATTATTCTTAAATCTGAGAAAGTATCTGTTATTGGAAAGGTTCTATTATAGGAGGGATATTATGCAAAAATTCAAAAAAAATTGAAAACATTACAATTGATGAAGAAAATAAAAAATTCAAAATGGACAAAGTTGCAGTGCCTAACTCAAAGAAAAGAGGTTGTTTGTCTAAGTTTCTTTTAATTTCAATTACTAATATTTTTTATCCGTTTTTCAAAAAAGGCGGAAAGAAAAATACAGACTGGTTCTCATTTGATGACTTAGTTAGTTATGAATTGATTCAAAATGACGATATCGTGGTGACTGGTGGAGTTGGTAAAGCCATTGTTGGAGGTGCTGTCATGGCAGCGTTGGCGGGTAGTTTATGGGGAATGACTGGGGCTGTTGTTGGCGGCGTTACTGGAAAAAGAAAACAATCAAAAAAAGTGAATTCTCTAGCCATTAGAATTACGTTGAATAGTTTCGATTTCCCTTGCTGCTTTATTTATTTAATTGAAAAACCAATTAAAAGTAATTCGAAAGAATATAAAAATGTTTCAGAAAATGCTCAACTAATTTTAAGTACATTAGATTTAATTACGCATCATAAAGGGTGATTGAATATGTATATAGAAGAACGACAAAGGAAGGATGGCATCAAGTATCGCTATTGTGAGAAGTTCTATGACCCACGATATAACAAATGGCGTAGAAAATCCGTTACGTTCAACAACAAGACTCGTGAGACCAAGAAGCGAGCTCAAGAGATGCTTACGAATGCCATTCAAAAAGAACTTGGGAACGTTGTTGTGGATAGTCGAACGATTCATTCGGTCATAGAGGAGTACAAGGAAATATATAAGAAAAATGTGAAACGAACCACATTCTTATCAGTAGAAACACAATACGAGGAATTTGAAAAATTCATTGATTCAAGAAGAATCATCGCTACAATTACAACTCAAGATTTGAATCGATTCTTCGATTTTCTTCTATATCAAAAGAATCTAGCAAATCAAACAACATCTACTTATAAGTCACGCTTGAATAAATTGTTTCAATTCTCTGTTAAAAATGGTTACATCGAAACGAATCCAATTGAATCTTGCATCATCGAGTATAAAGTCCGAACAGAATCTAAGAAGAACCCCAACAAGTTCTTGGAGGATGACGAATACAATCGTTTGATTGAATACACTCGCAAGCTCAATCTAAGATATGCAATGCTTTTCGAATGGATGTACATGACAGGGATGCGAGCTGGTGAAGCTCTTGCCCTTACATGGGACAAAATCGACTTGGATTCAAATCCACCCGTTGCACACGTATCTTCAACGCTAGAATACAAGAAATTGAAAATCAAGGATGTTTATGCGAGCACTTCCCCAAAAACGACAGCATCGATTCGTTCAGTCTCGCTCCCAAATAGATGCATCGAGATTCTTGCTCAAATTGAAGAATTAGAAGGCGAAAATCGAGATTTTATCTTCACGACATCCAAACACACCCCGATATCCATTCATGCTCTAAACACGTTTCTAAGAGCTCACAGAGAACGCATGGGAATCGA